TTAACCCACTTCTTAGTGCCGTTGTCGATGTATTTGCCTTTATATTTCAACACCGCATGGCGATTACCATTGACTTTACAATGCCTGATTTTTGACTGTCTTTTAATCAGGCTTAAAAACATTCTTATAATGCTTCTGCCTTTCATGTTATACAAAACAGTCAGGGCATAATCTTCACAGTCACCCTTATATGGCGGTTTTTTCATTATGCGCCAGCGATCACCTTTGTCTGGCGTGTAGACAAAGTTCTTATTCAAATCAACTATTTTTAAAGCGTTGCTCATTTTATTACTACAATTTCTATAAAATTTATTAATAAAAACAAACTTGAACCTATTATCATTAATACCATCAGCACAAATAACACTTCAAATAAGTTTCTTATTGTTCTTTTTAATAAGTCTCTCAATATCTTCTAACCAAACTGCCACCGAAATACATTCCAATAATCGCTGACACTAAATTTGTATCTAACTGGGTTATTACCAACCCTTGAAAAGTTACCCATTGCCAAATCTCTCTGCCTTCTCTAAAAAACATAAAGCCGGGTCGCCAGTTTGTGTAGCCGACAGTAACGTCAACATCTGGATAAAAAACAGCAACCAACTTTGGCAACAACACAATCGCAAAAACAGAAATTAGAGCAATAATTCTTCTAGTCCACTGAAAGCCAACATTTTCATAGTTTCTTGCTTGAGCTATCGCTTGCATTTGAAACTTGCCTCTAGCGATTAAAAGTTTTTGAGCCTCTTGTTTTGCTCTCCTACTTTCAGCCCAAACCGTTAATAAACCACTCAACAATGTTGATCCAAGCATCGTTATAATTTCAAACGGAAAGCCCATTTATTTTTTCTTTTTATAGCCGCTTGTATAAATAGCTTTTGCTTGTCGTTTTGCTGCCGCTTTGGTTTTATGGGTTTTGCCTTTACTTCCCCATTTCCAACCGCCTTTTACTTTTTTAATTGGCATTAGTGGATAGTGGTTTCCTCATGGGAAACCAGCTCTGAATCTTCGGTTAAAACATCAGCCAAAAAAGCCATTACTAGTTCTTTTGCGTGTTCTAGGTCTTTGGCCTTTATTCCTTGTGCGGTATAAACACGATCTCCTTCAAGAAATTCAAGGTCAAAATATTTATCCTGTTCCGCTTCCATTTGTGAACAATCCTTGTGCTTGTGTTTTGGCGACCTGTCTCAACACTTCTCTATCGCGTTCCATTAATGCGTTAATTGAGGCAATATCAACCTGTGTTCCATATTTGGCATAAAGCTCGGCAGCTTTAACCCTAATATCTGCCTCTGCCTCATCGCGTTTAAAGTCATCTTCCATAATAATTTTCATGCGATCAGTCTCAGCATCAACCACATCCCTTTGTGCCTGAACCATAACCTTTTGTGTTTCAGCCTCAGCTTTTTGAATCTCGGCCATTGCCAATAATTCAGCTGGATCAGGTTTCTCAGGTTGTTGCTGTGGTGGCATCGGTGGAATGTCTGTAGTCACAAACGCGCTCACATCTTTAAATCCGGCAAGCTCTACAATTTTGCCAAGAGTGTTAGCATATTGACCCAAGGAAACCATCGGGTTTTGTGGCCCCAGTGTTTGTAAGATTTGTTCTTGTTTGGTTGCCACTTGAGCCAAGACTTGCATTTTTTCTTCATCACTTGACTTGGATATGGCAACATTTACAACCATGTCTTTGTCAGCATCCCAATATCTGGGGTCAACAGCAATAAACTCGTTGTTTAGCCTAAAAACAGCCTCTTTATCTTGGTTTTTAATAACCAGGTTGTTGACCAACTTAAACAGGGATTTCATGCCACCTTCGGCAAAATGTCTGCAAATTAGTTCAATTCTGCCTGTTGCGCCACTAATCGTAGCAGCTACCGCGGCTTTGGTGGAGGATTGAAGTGCGTCAGCGTTAAGCCCGGCAGCTGCCTTTGAAACTCCACTACGATTTTCTTTTGATTCATCTAAATAATTTAAAACAGGAAATGCCTCACGCCCTACAAACGGTATGGTCAGTGGTTGCACCGCACCTGGGGCGCGAACCCTGATAGGTTGTCCAATATCAGTATTTAATACATCGTCAATATTTACGTTTCCTTCTTGAATTACAAGACGAGGGAAGATGGCGTGGCCAAGAGAATCAAGGGTATCTCGCATGATCTGAGACTTAGCCGCTTGAATAGGCATCAAATAGTCTGCGGGGCAACTTCCCACGGAGGTATGGGGTTCGGGGTCGGGAGAAAATAAGGTGAGGGGTAATTCTTCCCATGGCCCGCAATGAACAATGTTTAGCCCATTGCCCATTGTGCAAACCTGGATGCGTTCTGCGATGCCATCGCCATCTAGGTCGTAGAACAAATAATGCTCTACATATAAAACATTCTTATCATCAGTGTCAGGATAGCCCAACGTATCAACCGGGCTTCTTGCCTCCTCTGAGGCAAAAGTATCATCGTCAAGAGAGTTGCCAGAACCGGCAAACTCCTCAACATCATCTTGTGCGTAGCCCATAGCCACTAAATCGCTCACAGTTTTAATCATTCTGTGGGCCACATAAGCAGCGGTATTTAGGTCTCTTGCGTTTCTATCAATCAACACTTCTTCGGGAGGCACAGACTCAATAACAACCTGGTCTTTTGGTTTAATTCTGCGAATCACCAAATCATAACTTATAGGCTGTTCCTGAGTAATCTCCTCGCCGGTAAACTCATCAAGAATAGTGGTGCTTGTCATTGTTGCTTCCTCGGAAACAATCTCGACATTATCATCCATAACCAAGGCCATATATGCCTCTGGCGCAAGGTCGCTGTATTCGTGGGTGGTGGCCGTAATGGAGTCATCCCAATAGGCTTTGACAAATCCTGTTTTCCTGACCAATGCGTCTTTAAACGCATCATATAAAACCTTAAAGCCTGGATTCTTCTCCAGTAAAAGATAATTAATATAGTTGGTTTGTTGTTCGGCAACCGGAATGTCCTCTGTGGAGTGCGGCACGAATTCAACCACTTTTTTAGTGCCAAAGAATACGCGCATGATCTGGGGCAGCATAAACAGCACCGTATCTCTGACAGAGGTATCAATAAACTCTGATTGCAGACTTGATGTTGATCCTGGTTTTTTACCTAAATAATAATTGGTAGCCTCAGCTCGGTCTGCATCGATTTGTTGTATAAAATCGGCAGCATCCTCCATGTGTGCTTTGATAACACCTGACAGTTTTTCTTTGTCAGCTGCATCGGTAGTAGACTCGCTTACAAGTTCATCCTCATCCTCGTAAGACAAACCTTTGCTATTTGTATTTTTCATTTGTTGTTACCCGACTCTGATAATTTTGGAACGAATAGGCTTGCGGAAAGTATAACCCATTGACGAAAAATTGCCACCAAAGGATGCAGCAGAGGAGGCCATGGTGAGTGCTAGTGCGTCTGCTTTATCGGGTGATTTTATACCACGTTTTTTCATAGCTTCTTTAGCCTCAATCTTGATTTTTCCCGAAGATGTGTAGGAATACATCGGACTGACCAGCTCTGCAATCAGCTCATCATCATTGGGTAATCGACAATCTCTCCTGGTCAACCAATCCTTAATCGAGAACCATAACTCGGCTCTTAGGTTTAAATAATTCTTTTTGCTCGCTGGTGATTCTGCAACATTAATACCACGCACCGGCAATCCTTGTTCGGCTAGTCGATCCACCACGCCGGAGCCTAGACCAATGACATCAACCAATATTTCAGAGGGTTTATTAATCTCTGTGGCCGAGTCATAAATATTCTTGATCGCCCCACACAACTGCATCAAATCCATAGACTTGAATGTCTTGATCTCAAACACGGTATTGCCCTGTCTTATACAAAGCGCAGATTGATCTATCCCATAACGGGCAACGTCA